AAGCCCTTGCGGTTGACGGTCAACAGTTCGGGCGGGGGGGCAATTATGGGTTTTAGTGTGTTTTCCAGTGCGCGGCGGTCCTTAGCGTCAGCCTGGCGCAGCTCAGAGATTTCCATCACTTCACATTCGAGTGCGTAACCCCACTGTGAGGTGAGGTCTTCGTTCTTGACCAGCGAACAGTTACGCTTTGCATCGCCGCCGATCGCCCAAAAGAACGGCGCGAACATGGTGTCTTTGCCCGAGCCGTGCGTGCCACCCATCAGAATAGCGTGGTTGATCTTGTGGCCGGGGAACTGGACCTTATGGGCGAGAGCGTTAAGCAGGTGCTCACGCTCGAACTTCTCGGGGACAAGGCGCTCGACATGGCGCAGCCACGGGGACACGTCACCCGCCACGGGTTGTGGGCGTGCGTTAACCCATCGGTTGCCGTAGGTTAGCCCGTCACGGTTCACGATCGTGCCCGAGCCAGCGGCGTAGGTCACGCTGACCAGCGACTGTGCGCCCTTGTCCTGGCGCTGCTCATCGAACGAATAAGACGCCTCGACCTTGCGGCCATTGTGAACGGACTTGCAGCCGATGTGCCGGAACATGGCATTGAAAGTGGAGCGCGACAGCTCGCGGCGGTCTTGCAGGTCAAAGTAGGCGTCATCGTCTTGCAGGTACGCGAAGCGGTCCCACCAGTCGGCCTTCTCGACCCGTGCCATTTCCTTGCGCTGAGTTTCGGCCACCACTGCGGCGGCCACGTTAGGGAACTCAGGCGTAGGCGTCAGCTTACCGAGGGCTGACTCCATGGCGCTCACCAGCAGTTCGTCGCGCAGGCCGGGCGAGTGGACCGGGCCGCCACTGTCGGCCACCCACTTGAGGAACACAGACGAATCCAGCTCAAGGCAGTGCGAGTGCAGGCAGCAGTAAGCCCGGTTCGCGGGCATGTAGCGGCCCTCGGGGTTGCCGTCTGTGTGCTCAGCAGCGTTAGGGCAGGCCACGCCAGCCCAGCCCTCTTGGTTCGGGTTAGAGAGCACCAGGCCATTGTCAGACAGCCACGCCATTACATCGTCGCCACCATCGTCTTGGACTCGGACCGGGGCGTAAACCGACTCGACCGGGCCCGGCGTGACGTTCATGGCCGCGCACAGGTCTTCGAGGGTGTACTCACGGTCGGGGTTGAACTCGACCAGCGCAGCGGCGAAGCTCTCGCGCCCCGGTTTCAGGTTGATCGAGCCAGGCAAACGGAAGTTGCGCACGGCATTGATTGCGCCCTTGTCGGTGTAGCCCGCCTCGGCAATGGCCTTGATCGCAGTAGCGAAGTCTCCCTTGCGCGGTTGCTCACTGAAGGCGTAGCCCCACTGAAACGAGCCGGGCGAAGTCTCCATGATCCAAGTCGGGGGCAGGGGGCAGGTGTTGGGCACCTTGTCCGTGCCCACGTCGTCCAGCACCATGACGATGACGAACTCGCAGTTGGCAGCGGATGCGCTGACGTGGCCATCCTTGAAACGGTCAACGATGAAGCTGGCGGTGTTGCCGTACCACGCGCCGGGTTTCATCTTGTGGCCGGGCAAGAACGCTGGCCAAGTCGCCTTGATTGCGCCATCGGCGTGCAGTTGAATCTCACGACCAACGGGTTTTTGCAACACCATCAATGCGGTCTCGCCCTCAGCGGGCAGTGAGCAGATATAACTGATAAAATCCATCGTGTTTTCTCCTGTTGGGAACTTTAGCCTCCGAGCCTCAAACTCGGGGGCTTTTCTTTTTAAAAATTTATTTAGGTTACGAATAGCGGGTGGTGGTAACGCCCTCGGCGGCTAAGGGCAAGCCCTCGGCCCAAGCAGGCGGGCTGCACATGATCTGGTGGATGTGAGAAGCAACGCCTTCAGCGTCCGAGGCCGGGCACTCGACAACGATCTCGTCGTGAACGTGTAGGACCACGCCATCAAGCTGGCGCAGAGAGTGGCGCAGGATGTCGTGTGCTGTCGCCTGCGTGACGTTCTCGCAAGCCAGGCCACGCCACAGACGGGCGCGGGGCCACTCCTTGGCGTCGGCGGCGGGTTTCCAAGCAGCTTTGGTGTATGTCACGTTGCCTTCGGCGTCAAACTTGGCGTTGGGGTAGCACAGAACCCGGCCAGAGGGCAGACTGTACCAGAGCGTCTGGCCGTCAAACAAGTACACAACACGCCCTGCGGAAAATTCAAAACCTTTGTTTCGCATCGCCCGAAGGTAGGCGGCTTCGAGCTGCTGGCCGTGGGCCTGCGCCCAAGGATTGGCCCTGCGCCAGCCCTCCACGGCCTTGTTGACCTCAGACACCGACAGCCGGATGCCGTAGGCGCGGCCAAACACCTCGAACGCGCCCGCGCCGCCTAAGAAACCAAGGGCGAGCTCCTGAACTTTTCCCACCTGCCGCTGGTCACCCGTCACATCGGCGTAGGCCACGCCGAACGTCGCGGCTGCGTTGACCTTGTACGGGTCAAGGCCCGAGCGAAACACGTCCAGCTTGGCCTCGCCTGCCGGGCAGTTAGACAGCCACGGATGCACACGGCCCTCGATGGCCGACCAGTCGTAGGCGATCAGGACATGGCCAGGCTTTGCGATCAGCGCGGGCCGGAGCATCCCCTTGAGCACATCTGTAATGCGCTTTCCAAATCTTGGTGTGATTGCGTGGCCACGCACCATAGCGTGGCGTACTTCATCAGGCTCTTTGGCGCACTTGCGGGTAAAGTTGTGAACCTGAGCGCCATAGCTCGACGCTCGTCCGGTGGCAGCCCCTCCAGCAAAAACAAAAGCGCCTCGGACTCGGTGATCTTCTTCATCGGCGAGGTTGGAGAGGCGGTTGAACTTCGCAACCGAAGACGCCCAGAGGTCGTCCGCGCATTGGATAACGTCTGCAACATGGGGCGGAATCTCATCGGGGTCTTCCATCGCGAGCAGGTTAGCCCGCACAGTTTTGTCAATCGAATACTTCTCGCCCGTCCACATCAGCTTCTTGGCCTCCGGCCCGACACGCTCCAGCACCCACTCGCGCATCTTGGGCGACCGGACGCTGGTGATCGCGCCCTCGGTCACCTCGGACACGATCTGCTGAATCTCCACGGTCTCATCGGCGGAATACTTCACGGCAGCTTGGCACAGCGGCACGTCCACCAGCACGCCACGGTCGTTGATCTGCTCGTTGACGTGATAGTCCAGCAGCTCGTCATCGGACAGCGGGCGCAGCGCCTTGCTGACGACACGCATCACGCGCACGTCTTGTTCGCAGTAGCGCACCATCTCGTCCATGAGCGCAGCGTCCTCGCGGAACTGGCCGTTAGGCTGAGGCACAGACAGCAGCCGGATTAATTGGGCACCACGGTGGTCCTTGCGCATGTCAGCGCCAGCAAAGCGGCCCACGTCCTCAAGGCTGCCAGGCGCACAGTTGGCACGGGCCTGAGCTGCGGTGCAGTAGAACTGCTCTAGTTTGAAGTCGATCTGGAGAACGTACCAAAAGATCAGGCGCTCAAACGCTGCGTTGTGAGCGTAGATCAGGCCAGTATGATTGCGCACAGCGGCTGGGAATTCGTCATGGGGTAGCCACGTCTGCACTTCGTCGTCACCGAAGGCGTAGGACATACACAGCACGTCGGTGCTCGCGTCCTGCGCGTAGTTGTAGACGCCCTTGGCCTTCAGGTCACAGCGGCTGCGGGTCTCAAAGTCGCAAAAAAGTATTGTCATAGTGAGCAGACTCTGCAAGTTGGAGCGTTACCGTCACCGCGAATCTTGCGGCCTTTCTCAAACTCAACAGCCAAGTCCTTGAGGGCGGCAGGCCAGTTGTCGCGCTGCGGTGATCGAAACGTGTGGCCCAGCTTTTCCTCGACGGCCACGCCCTTGGCGTACTCCTCGGGGTAGTCACGCCAAAGGTCGCGCCACTCACCCAAACGCTGGTAAGGGCACACGGCGCAGTCGGTGCGGCGGGGGATGGCCACACCGCGTTCGCCGAGGTACTTCCACACGTCGGCTTCGTTCCAGCCCCACTCACGCATGGGAAAACGAATCTTCATGTCTTCGCCGTAGATGCCGCGTCGGGCTTCTTCGTCAGCGCGCAGGCCAACGTAAAGCACTGACCCTTCGGGCAGCGTTTCAAAGTATTCGATGGTCGGTTCGATCTTCAGGATGCGCGTACACCAACGGGCGCGGAAGTTGGGCAGCATCTGCATCTGGTCGATCAGACCGTACAGGTCAGTCGTGTGGCCCACACGCTTGATGGGCAGGCCAAGCATCTGCTCTAGCTTGGCCCAGTGCTCTACCATCTCGGGCAACTCGTTGCCAGTGGCGTTGCAGATCAGTTCATACTCGCGCGGTTCGGTCTCCATCAAACGCAGCGCCAGCGCCGTAGAGTCCTTGCCGCCACTCAATCCAATAACGTGTTTCATAGTTGCGTTCCTTTTCCAATGCCCTCTGTCACAGGGCATCAGAAAAGGTTACGCTGCGCGGCGGCGGCGAGCGGGTGCTTCTTCAGCAGCCTCAGGTGCCTCAGGCGCTTCGCCGTCCATGCTCATCCACTCCACGATCTCAAAGACCGGGGTGTAGATTTTGCCGTAGGACTTGTGCTGGTAATGGTCCTTCTTCAGGCGCACGATGGCCACTGGTTTGGTCTGGTCTTTGTCAACCTGATCAGCCAAGGCCACGGCCAAGGTCTGCACCGCACGCTTACCGCCGACGGATGTCACGGTGTAGCGGGCTTCCAGACCCTTGTCGTCGCCAGAGACGCACTTCATGGACATGCCGACCTGCGACTCCCAGCCCTTCTTGGCACCGGGAGGTGCTTCGTCGAGTTCTGGCAGAGGGTTAGCAATGCCCACCATCTTTTCGCCGAGCACCTCGCCGTCGCCCCAGGCGATAAAGCCGTGGACGAACGACAGAGGATTGACGGCCCAAGTCGAGCCTTCTTCGATCTCGGTCTGGTCTGCACCGAAGACCCAATGGCCACCCTTGTCCATCTTGATGATGGCCACGCCAGCGTCGCCACCAACGGGTTGGAGGTTACGCAAGGCGCTGGTCAGGGCGGGGAGGTTTGCTTTAGAGAATGTTGCGAGTTGCATTTTTTACTTTCACTGGAGTTTAGAAATAGCGGCCCGAAGGTCGCCGAGTTGCAACACTGCTGGGCGGGAGTCATCCTCGCTTGCCAGTGTTGTGCCTGATGACACCGACTTGACGAGTTCGTCAGGCAGTGCCAACTTGCGCTTTTTCAGCACCTTCTCAATCTGAGCAGGGCTGCGAATTTCCTCTGGGCTGAACAGCTCGCCACGGGGCACACCCATGTCGTGCAGCGCAGCGATTGCTTTGGTCTCGTCGACCCACTGCCGACGCGCTTGCTTCTGTACAAGTTTATACCCAGGCACGGGGATGTTTTTCTCAAGCAACTGAAACGCCAGCGCCCGCAGGTCTGTGATCCAACCCTCCAGCACGTCAGCCTTGGCCAGATACTGGCCCAGCGTAGCGGCGTCGATCTCTTTGATCTTCACCAAGGCCGCACGCTCAACCTCACCAGTCATCTGAGGGCAAACGGGCTTGGCTGCGCACCAGCGGCAGTGGTCACCAGCTTTTAATCTAGCTTCAGGATCTTGCGCCGCCTTCACAGCCTTGACAAGTTGATGCTCAAACTGCTTGATGCGCTCAGGCGTTGTCGTCCAACGGCGAATTATCGGCGGCTGCACAATAATGCACTCGATTTCGGTCGCGCCGTCAAAGGCCCACTGCAAGGCGGTGGTACGCATTGCGGCGGCTGCGTAGAACATGAGCTGTTCGTTCTCTTCAGCCGTCACCACAACGCCGTCGCCGAACTTCCAGTCCAGCACCACGGCCTTGTCACCTAAGCGACCCACAAAGTCGGTCGAGCCGAACACACCAGGCAGCAAGTCGCCAAAACCGACACGTGTCTCAACCTCGTAAAACATCTCCTTGTCGGGGTCTACTTCATCCAGCAGCGCCAGCGCCACCATGATCTTATCGTCGTAGAGGTCTTGTGTCAGCACTTGGCCTTTATAAGTAAGGCCAATCACATCAACGCTTTGGTCTTCCAAGATGGCGCTAATGGCGTCATGCAGCAACGTGCCACGGTCAGCGTGTTCGCTGGATGGCTGAGGCGGCATCTTCTGCACCAAGGCCACAGAGCCAGGACAGTTGATGACGCGCTTGGCGGTCGAGCCGCCGACGATATTACTGTGCTGCATCTTCTGTCTCCGTTGTCAGCGCGATCAAAGCGTCGCGCAGTTGTTCTGCCTGCTCGCGTGTGAGTCGGGTTGAGGTATAGCCGCAATGGCGGTTGACGCTGATCCAGACGCCATCTTCGTATCCACTGACGCTGACAAGGCTGTGTTCAGGGCCTATGACTTGATATTCTTTCATTTGACTGTCCTTTAGTTGATGAGGCCTTGATCTTATCACACAAAAAATAGTTTGTGCAAAACTTTTTTTCATGTATTATTGCGGCAAAAGGAGCAAACGACATGAAGATTCAAACCGTAGCGCTAACGCTTAGTGAATTGCAGGAAGCCCTGCGCGAATACTGCTTGCAGCGCGGGTACAACCCGAGCTGCGTGATCATTGGCAGCTATGAGAAAACAATCATGGTCGAACTGGAGCCTAACGGCTTGGTGACCGCAGACGGGTTTGCTCATCGTGCTTGAGAAACAAGTCGAAGCCCACCTCGTCAAGCGCGTCAAAGAGCTGGGCGGGCGGGCGTACAAGTTCACCAGCCCTGCGCATCGAGGCGTGGCCGACCGGATCGTGTGCCTGCCCAATGGCCAGACATGGTTTGTTGAGGTCAAGACCGAGGGCGGCAGGTTGTCCGAGTTGCAGAAGGTCTTCGCCAGTGACATGGCCAAGATGAATCAGAAGTACGTGTGTTTATGGAACAAGGAGCAGATCAATGAGTGGCTTACCAGTAACACTTGAAGAGGACGAGGCGTTCAGCGCGCTGACCAAGCAGGTCGGCGGGTCGCATTACCGCGACAAGGGCATCCAGCCCATCATCTACATCCACGCCAACGACCTCGGCTTTTGCGAGGGCAACGTCGTGAAGTACGTCACCCGCTGGCGTGAGAAGAACGGCGTTGCTGATCTGAAGAAGGCGATCCATTATCTTGAACTGCTGATCGAGCTGGAAGGCGAGAAATGAAAGCATTGCCAGATATAACCGTTTTACAAACGTGGTTTAGCTATTGCGCGCAAACGGGTGAATTTACCTGGCGGTCTTCACCACACCCGCGCATTGTGGCGGGGCAAAAAGCCGGAGCTAAAAAATCTGACGGATATGTGCATGTTGTTTTGCAAAAACAAGCATACCCAGCGCATCGAGTTGCATGGAAGCTGCATTACGGCGTTGATCCAGAGAAACAAATTGACCACATAAACGGCGCGCGCGCAGACAACCGCATAGATAATCTGCGGCTGGCTACTAGCGCGCAAAACCATCAGAACCGCGCCCTCGCGCGTACAAACACTTCAGGCTACCCCGGCGTATATTTTGATAAGAAATGGGGGTTTTGGTGCGCGCGCATCCGCGCTTTTCCTGAACGAATTTTTTTAGGTTGTTTTAAGACGGCGGCTGACGCACATGCTGCGTATGTTGAAGCTAAAAAGCAACTACATACCTTTCATTCGGAAGTACCCCAACGATGAAACTGCGCGCCTATCAAGAAATTGCGGCAACGTTCATTTATGAAAATGACTTTACGGCTATTCTTGCGCCAGTTGGTGCAGGAAAAACAGCTTTGACATTGACAGCTATGTCAGAGTTGTTGCGCGACAAAATAGTTAACCGATTTTTGGTGTTGGCGCCTAAGCGCGTTTGTACCGATGTGTGGCCAGTTGAAGCCCCAAAATGGGCGCGCAATCTTCAAGTCGCTGTTGCGTCTGGCACACCCGCGCAACGCGCGTCTGCATTTGCCGGAGGCGCAAATGTTGTTGTTATGGCATACGACAATTTGCAATGGCTGTGCAACGACAACCCCAAACTTCTGCAAGGCTTTGATGGGCTTGTATTTGACGAGCTTACCAAACTTAAAAACGCCAGCGGCGCGCGCGCGAAAGCATTGTTCAAACACCTCAACCAGTTCAAAATTCGCGTAGGCTTGACTGGCAGCTTCACCAGCAACGGTTTGGAGGATGTCCATGGGCAAATGAAATTTGTCGACCAGACGCTGCTGGGCCGGGCCAAAGGCGCGTTCATGCAGCAGTACTTCACGCTGGTCAACAAAGACTTCGACGACTGGCAGCCACGCAAAGGTTCGCTGGAGTTGGTCATGCAGCGCATCAAGCCCGCCACGTTCGTGCTGGAGCCTGGCGAGTACAAGGACAAGCTGCCGCCCCTGCACACCGTGGAGGTGGCCTGCAAGATGGACATGACGGGCTACAACAAGATGAAGAAGGACTTCGTGCTGGACGACGTGGTGGCGGTCAACGCTGCTGTCGTCACGCAGAAGTTGCAGCAGATGTCGTCTGGTTTCATCTACTCCGACAACGGCCCGATCTGGCTGTCAGCGCATAAGTTTGATCGCCTTGAAGAATTGCTTGATGAGAACCAACATGCCAATACCCTACTTGTTTACCAGTACCAAGAAGAGCTTGCCGAACTTAAGCGACGGTTTGAATGGCTTGTCACACTCGATGATGACGGCGCCATCGAGCGCTGGAACCGAGGCGAGGTCAGGCTGCTTGCCGTCCACCCCAAGTCGGCAGGCCACGGCCTCAACCTCCAGCACGGAGGTTGTCACGTGGTGTTTCTGTCACTGCCGTGGAGTTTGGAGTTATACGAACAGACCCTTGGTCGTCTGCATCGCTCAGGTCAAAAGAACCCTGTGTGGTGTTACGTGTTTCTGACCGACGGCACTGTCGATCACAAAATCTGGGCGGCGCTGCACGACAAGCTATCCCTTTCTCAAATCGCCTTGGAGGCACTCAAATGAAACGAATTGACCAATGGAAAGCCAAACTGCGAGCGGCCAAGTCTGAGCTGCGGCACAAGACGCGCCAGCTCAACGCAGCGCAGCGATCGCACGACCGCACGACCAAACTGATTGACCAACTGGAAGGAAAAATAAATGTACACATGGCGAAGTCTTAACGACGTGCTGGCCTCGCTGCCAGAGACCGAAGTGAAAGCACTGCTGGACGCCGAGATGAAGGGCGCTCGCCGCGTCAAGGTGATCGAGCGCCTGCACCAGCGCTACAACACGCTGCGTGTGGCCAGAGAGAGGGCCGAGCTGCTGGCGCTGGCCACCAAATCATGAACAGGTTTGCGGCGTGGGAAGCGCACAACCTGGCCAAGTTTGCCCAAGACGCCGCCAAGCGGTTGTCTGAGCAAGACGAGCTGATCGAGAGTCTGCAAGAGGACTTGAAAGCAGCAATCCGTGCCTATCGGCACTTAGTAATCGAAAGAGCAAATGATGATCTATCCATCCGTACCGAACAAAGAATTCAAGTGGAGCAGCGGGGCTGACGTTCAGGCCACCTGGCGCAAGTGGGGCTGGACCCCGCCGTCTGAGAAGATGCTGCCGCCACCGCCAGAGAAGAAGGTCGAGCCGCTGCGGAGATTCAAATGAAAGAAGCATTGAAGCTCGCATTGGAGGCGTTGGAAGCTGCAACACGATACGGCGCTGGGGGATTTGAGGATGCAAAAGACGCCCTGCGAGAAGCACAGGCTGCACAGCCAGCCGTGCCCGATGCGTTTGGCACGCGAGAGGGTGAGCATCCCCAATACATCCAAGGCTGGAACGATTGCAGAGCCGAGATGCTGAGAGGCAAGCCATGACCGCCAAACTCTACCGCATCCCCGTGGTCACATTGGCACTGACCGAGGCCCAAGTTGCAGCGATCACCGAGCCCGCGCTTGCGGCCCTGCGCAAAGAGCATGAGCGCATCCTAAAGCGTGAGGCTAGGAAGCTGGACAAGGCGCTCGCAGCGGCCAAGGAAGCCGCTGCTGACTACCAACGCACCCGCGCCAACGCACTCAAGGCCCAGGGCGAGATCAGAGAACTGAAACACAAACTGAGGGAGTTCCAATGAACTGCTGTGACGATTTTGGAGACTGCAACCAAGGCCGCAACTGCCCGGTGCGTGTGGCTAAGTACAAACCTGTGATGCGGGCCGCTGACCCGCTGCCGCCAAGCATCTGGCGTCAGCAGCTTCGCTACTTGGCCGAGTGGGTGCTACTTAGCCTTGTCGGCGTGTTGTGGATAGCTTTTTTGTTGTTGCTATTTTGGAGCGTAACCAAATGAACCCGTTTGATTGGAAGAAAGACCCGCGCCCGAGCATCTTTATGAAAGATGTTTCTTACCCCGCCAAAGGCGTACCCGCCAGCACTGACTACAAGGCGTTTGGCATCTACAGCCGCGCCAAGCCAAGCGTCAAGCCGCAGCTCAATAAGCATGAACTGCCCAAGGGACGGCTTTGAGGCTTATTCTTGGGGCGTGTACTGGTAGAAATCGCCAGTCTCTTCGGGCATCACTTCGCTTTCGGACGCGGCGGTTGACGCACCCAGATAGCCTGAGCGCACCACCGACATGCCAAGCGAGTTGGCCAGATCGCTCAGATCGCTTGGCTTGAGCAAGTCTTTGAGCTCGACCTCTTGGCCTTTCTTGCTGATGACCCGCGTAGACGCTTTGATTACGCTGTCCAAGCCATTCGGGTCCAGCAGCAAGCGGCGGTTAGCGTCGCGTGTAGCTTGGTCAATGTTTTCTTGGCCAATGGCGGCGGCAATCCGAAAACCTTTGTTGAAAACACTGGAAATCTGGTTCACCAAAATAGCCGACAATTTCTTGGGGTCTACGCCGCCCGCTGCACGTTGCAGCGCAGACATTTGCTTTACCGCGATGTCGTTTAACGGCAGCGCATCGACATTAACTTTGCGAGCCAAACGCTGCACGTCCGCCAGCGCCGCCAGATTGTCGTAGTGCTGCTTACCAAAAACCTTTTGGTAGGCGTCTTTGTTTTTTGCCAAGAACGCAAACGGGTCTTTGGCGTCCAACATTTTTGTGGCCAGCGCGTTCCGCACCGACAGCGTTGCATTGGTTTGGTCGTCTGGCGACAACTTGTTCAAGTCGCTAAAGAACTTGGCGCGATAGCCCGCACCGCTGGCGCCCAACATGCGATTGGCGATGGCGTCCGCACCGTTGCGGTCGTAGTCCGCCAAGAAACTGTCGCCGATACGGATGCGCTCTGCTTTGGCAGCGTCGTCGATGGCCACCCGCTGCGCAGACAAGAAGTTCCCTCGTTGCGCCGCGTCAGTCAACTGCGCTTGCAGCCCTGGCAACTGCGCAACAATGTCGCTGTATCCGCCGTTGTTGCTTGTTTTAGTCAACAAGCTGTCCAGTTTTTGAGGGTCCACATAGCCGTTCTTGTCCAGTGCTTGGTCGTACAGCTTAGACATAACGGCCTTCTCGGCCAACGGTGTGCCTTCAGGACCCGACACGCGCAAAAACTGCGACATGGCTGTTGGGCTGGACGCCAACTGAGGTGCGATGCGCTCGGAGTATTCTTGTGCCCCGATCTTCTGCACTGCGTCTGCATCTTTGAACGGGATGCCAACCTTGGTGTAGTAGTCCAAGTCAAGCTGCTCCATCGCCTTGCCGAAAGTCGTTGGCTCGCCTCGGAAGTTGACGCGCACGTCGCCGCTTGTGTTTTGAACCTGGTTGAGAGCGTCGTCTACGCGCTGTTGCAACAGGATCAATTTGTCACGGGTGCTGTCGGACTTGATTGTGCGGATGTCCTCGGCTACACGACGCTTGAGCGAGTCCAAACTGGTGATGTCCAAACCAACGGACAAGTCGCCAGACATTGACGGCGGTAAGTTTCCTTCGCCAATCATGGTTTGCCCTGGTTGAGCAGCGCTTGGAGGCGCTGCCCGCCCGCGCAGTTTCTGAAACTCGTTTGATTGCTTTTGAACCATACGAAGCAAATCAGACTGACGGCCCCAAGGGTCTTGCATGAACAAGTCTTTTGCGGTGTTCAGCAGCGATTCGGTTTGCGTAGCAGGCAAAATTGCGCCCATTTGCGACGCTTGCTTCTTGACGCTATCGTATTCTGGCGACAGCAGCTTACGTGTTGCGGCCTCTTGCGCCAACACAAGGTTTTGGATTGGCTTGCCCAACTCAACAGGCGTCAGATTACCCGCCAAATTAAGCGACTGCGTGAGCTTGGCTTGCTGCGTGCCCAACGCGGTCAAGCGTGCGGCGTAATCAATATCCGCCTTCGACATTGCGGTTGCGGTGCTTGGCAGCGCAGCGCCAGGCTGCGGGTAGAGTTCGCTTGATTTCCGGCGCACAGCGGCTTCCAAATCAGCGTAAATCTTCGCCAGATCATCACCTACTTTGGGGTCGCTCTTAACTAGCTTTTCGATGCTGGCGCGGATGACTTTGTTGTCTACGCCGCCCGATGCGAGAACCCCGCTTTGACCACCCACAAAGTCAATCTTGTTTTTAACCGCCGTCAGACGCGCGTTCAAATTGGGGTCGGCTTGGAGTGCTTTCTCAACAATATCTTTGGCCCGCGACGTGCCTTCGGCGTTTGCCAAATCTGCAACGTCAAAATCTTTGGGGTTCAGTCGGCTTTTGGCCGCTGTGAACAGCGACTCAGCGCCTTTGGCTGTACCAGCGCCTGAACCGAGGGCAAAAAGAATGCCCCCAAGTATTTGGCCGGGCAGCCCGGCAACTTGGCCGCCGACTTCACCGCCAAATTCGCCGCCTACACCCGCCATGCCCGTGCCAAGCAAGGTGGCGACTCTAGCCGGAACAGCCGCAGGAAGTCCGATCAAAGTAGTGGGGTCGAATACCGCTTCTACCGCAGCGCCGCCGTATCTCTGCATTTCGTTGGCCGGACGAATGTTGGTGTCAACACCCATGCGCTGCTGAACATTTGTTTTGGTGAGTTGCTCAAGTTCAGGCTGCGTAGGAAACGCGCCGCCAAAAGTGCCAGTTCCAAACGCGCTGCCAGACGTAAGCAAGGCAGGTATATTGGTCATACCGCGTTTGGCGCTTTCGACAAGATATTCAGGCGTACTGGTCGCGGCGCGGGCACGGCCTTCGGCAGTTGGGCCACCCAACATGCCCCGGCCACCACCAGCGCCTTGAGGGCGCTGTGCGGTTGCCATTTGAGCCAATCGTTGCGCTCCCTCGACATCACCCTCCGCATCCGCACGGCGCAGGGCTTCCATCAGTTGTTCGTAGGTGGCCATTGTTCTTACTCCGGTACGCCGTATTTTTTACGCAGTTCAGCGTCGGACAGTTTACCTGCTTGCGCAGGTGTTGCTTGCGCCGCCGCGCCGGGCTTAGGCGCCAATTTGAATTGCGACAAATTATTATCAATTTGCTGCAAAGCGGATTTGTAGTTTGGCGAATCCAAGTACCCGTATTGTTCAGCCTCATCGGTAAGTTTTTTCTTGCGTTCCAGCAAAGCACCGCGATACAAAGACACGGCAAATTTCTCTGCTTGGTCTTTCTTTACGTTTGTTGCTTTACCAGTGAAAAATTTAACCGCGTCGCCAGCTAAACGATCATCAAGGCCACCCGTACGCGCAAAGCGGTTGATATCTTGGTTTGACATGCTGCTGTCTTTACCTGTTAGCCTAGCCAAAACGCCGGGCAGGGAGGCGGCGGAAATGTCGTTGTCGGTAGACGCGCGGATAACCTGAATGGCGCTAGGGGCGTCGGACAAAATTGACGACGTGCGTTGCATCACAGGGTCTTTGCTCAGCACATTCTGCGTAAACGTCATCCAATCTTTAGGCGGAACTGGTTGACCTGGCAGCACAAGTGTTGGCGCGGTTGCTTTAGCCCGCTCAAGACCTTGAGCTGCCAAATCCTTGTTTACCTCTACGGCCTCAGCAGGTGTTAAATCAGCGAAAGGTTTGCCGAACTTGGCTTTGGAAGCGCGTTCGGCATCCGCGCCAAAGCCTGGGCCTTTGGGCTCTTTGGGCGCAATCAATTCATTAAATTTAGATCGGAACGCGTCTGTGTACGCAGGTGTGCCGGGCTCACCCTTGGTAGCGGCAAAAGCAGCAGCGTTAGTTATCTCGTTGGTTGTAGGCTCTTTAGCTTTGGTTGGGCTCAGTGAACTTAATTCTGCTTCCAAGCCGCTGCGCTCAAGCGGGTTCAACTCAGGTGTTTGAAGGGCTCGGGTTATCTCGCCAACACGCATTGCTTTTGCAACATCGCCCGTAGGGCCGCGCTCGCGGGTTGCTTGGGCTATGGACGCCTGCGCAGCCGCGTTGCGCTGGCCGATCAAAGCGCCGCTTTCCTGCTGCTGACGGAATATCTGCGCCAACTGCTGCAAGCCCACGGTGTCGCCCGCCTGCCGCAGCATGGCCATGCCCTGCTGGATAGACGCGGGGTCAGTGAGGTCAATCTGCTGCGCGATCTGCTGACGCGCTGTGATGCGCTGCAACTCAGGGTCTTGGCCACCAAGAGCACCACCGATCGCGCCGCCCAGCATGTTGGCACCACGGCCAATGGCGAAGTTGGCCTGCTGGAATGGGTCGAGCTTGGCGTATTGCAGCGCCTGGGCATCGGCCCGGTCTTGCTGCTGCTGTTGGTACATCTGAGGTGAAAAGCCGAACAGGGATGGAACAATATCTGCCATGTCTTACTCCTTAGAACCCGAAATTCTGCGCGGCCAACATTTGCGCTTGCGGCGACTGCGGATTTGCAAACGCGCCAGCCAAATACTGGTCTTGTTGACCATACGCGCCTTGCTGCGTACCACCGTACGGGTTGAATTGTTTAGCCAGAGCGTTGGTAAAGTCTTTGTTCCCCGCCGCGCCGACCAGAGCCGTGGCAAACGGGTTGTAGGCGTTGGCCGCACCCATCGACTGCGCAGCAGCCATACCGCCTTGGTACAGCGCGTTTGCGCCGGATGTGTTGACGTTGCGCCCACCCAAAGCCGAGCCCATGTCCAGCGGCTGCTGACCCAAAGCCTCTAGGCCAGTCGCGCCTTGCAAGTAGGCTTGATACGGACCCAGAGCCGCTGCCTGACCGCCGTAGCCTTGCGTGAGCAGGTTGCCGCCAGTGCCAAACAGACCAGCACCGAAGGCTGTCTGCTGCTGCCCGGCTTGCATGGCCTGCGCAGCCAAACCAGCGTCTTGTTGGGCGATGGCGTTGTAGTACGCCTCCATCTCAGGAGTTGTCGCACCCAGACCTGCGCCGCCGCCTGGACGAGCTCCTGTGGCCCCAACGGACAGACCGCCACGGCCAGTTTGGAACAACTGATTCTGGAGCTGCGCAAACTGGCGCTCACGGCTTGGGGCCAAGAGGTTCTGTTGCCCGGCCATGTACTGCTGCGCGGCCTCTTGAGGTGACTGCGCCAGATATTGCTGGCCAAGGCCGACCAGACCCTGCGCCGCTTGGCCCAAGGGTGCGAACTGCTGCTGCGCTTGCTCGGCTTGGCCCAGCCCACCACCTGCCAGACCCAAGAAGCGGTCTTGCATGGCTGCCAGTTGGGGGTCGAGCGTGTAGCTGGCCCCAGAGACGCGGCCTTGAGGGTCGGTCTGGAACTGCGACTGGCCAAAGCGTGTCGTGATGCCGACCGGACGGAACCGCGATTCTTCAGCCGCAATTCGTGCGGCCTCAACCTGCGCTGCGGCTTGAGCCTGCGCGGCTTTCTTGGCTGAACTGCCGCCGAGCATACCGCCCAACAGAGAAGCGCCACCACCAATTAAGGCTGCTGTAATAGGCATGTCAAACTCCAATCAAAACGTCGTCCACCTTTGACGGGTCTTTTTCGTCGGTGGCGTGAATACAAAACCAAACGCAATCCGTGATCGCCTTGACGCCGTGCGTCAAACCAGCCTTGATCTCAATGCAGGCTGGCGCCTCAACAATGTCAATCTCTGTGCCGCGCAGCACCGCCACCTTGCCACTGGCAAGAATAGACAGGTGGCTGAACTCATGCGTGTGTTTCAGGATGGCTGTGCCTGCGGGGATAACCGCTTGCTTGGCATACAGACCATCGCTGAAGTGGTGCGTGATCATGCAGTACGCTTCCACATGGCCACGGTGATGTACGGCTGGAGGTTGGCGTTGGTGGCGCTGGAGCCTTGCGTTGAAATGCCAACAGTAACACCTGTAGTTGCGCTAGCTGTCTGCAAACCCAACGGCCTTGTGTTAGTGTCAGTAACCCCCGAAGGCGACTGATTTACCCCTCCCTGAATAGTTTGGCCGTCTAAATTGTGCGCGTGACCGGGGTCTGTAACGGTTGCGGTGTGGTTGTGGCTAACCAGCGTAGCATCTTTACTACCGCCTGTTTCTTCAAGCGCGTCAAACGAGGCATCGCTGCCGTCCAGGCCCACCATCCCCCGGCCTGCGCCGAAGGCTGTCCAAGTGCCCCAGCCAAGCAAAG